ATCTCCTTCGTTTATGTAATATTTTAAATGAGTTCCTAAACCTAAAAATTTACTACCGTTTAAAGCAACCCAAGGATGTAAAGCACGACAAGTACCTAAAAAACTATTGTTAGTATCTTTACGCCAACCACCTACTTTTTCTGGTCTGCCAGCATTAAACCTTACTAAGTTAGAATCAAACCAACCGCCTTCATTATCGTAAGCTGTACCTTCTCGTACTATTCCTGGTTTAAAAACAAACTTATTTAACGGCATACTATACCTCGTGCCACTCTTTATTTTGGAACAATAAAGCTTCTGCTTCTCTACGCCTAATTAAACCTTGTAGTACTTTACCGCCTGCTTTATTCCAACGTTTTATTTGAGCTGGAACATCGTCATATTCTTTATTGTTTAAAACTTTTAACATAGTAGAAGCTTTTAAATTAGCTGGACCTAAATTAAACACCCAAGAAACCATAGCATCAAATTGATTTTGCTTTAAATCAACAGTTACAGCATCTTTTATATAACCTTCATATTCTTCCATTTCATGCAGAAGTAAATCGTCGGCTTGTTCTTGAGTAATAGTATCGCCTTCTTTAACGCCTTTAGTTGAGCCATAGCCTATTGTCCAAACACCCGCAGCACACTTATAAGCTTCTAGCTCACAACCTTCAAATTTTTTTATTAGACCTAACCCTTCTTGTGAAATATTCATATCTTTAATCCCCTTTTTCGGTTGTAACTTTTCTATAATACACAACAACTTCTTTAAGTTCATTTATATACCTCTTTAATTCCTGCATGTTGTACGCCATTAATTCATAATCAGCAACAGACATAGCTACAAAAACTACTTGACCTTGATCTTTTTCTATTGTGGATAGAAACTCTTCAAGGTTTTTATCACTAACAACATACCAATATGGGTCTTTTAAATCTATTTCTCTAGGTAGTATAGGCTGAACTATAGTCCTTTGTATAGGTTTAGATACAACTTCTACTGATTGTTTACTTGGTATCAGACTGCAACTGCAAGCCATCATCAAGACTGTCAATGTTACGGCTGTCTTCTTCAATACTATCGAATACATCTTTAGTTCCTTTATTTATTCTTGGTTCTATTAGTCCAGGTTTAGCTGAAGCTAATTTAGTTAAGTCATGTCGTTTAAATATATCAATATAACGATTCATTTCTTTTTGAATTTCTTGACTTCTTAATTGTATTTGTTGCAGACCTTCTGTCTGTAGGGTAAAATCATTTTGTAATGATTCTATTGCTAGTTTTTGCTCCTTATCTCTTAACTCAAAAGCTTGGTTAAGTGCGGATAGTTTTGAGTTTTCACTCCACAATAAATAAGTACTAAGTCCTAGTACAACAATTATTCCTATAAACACTTTACTCATATGTATATATTTCCAATGATTTCTTTTTACCTTTTACTTTTATCGGTTTTAACAATTTTAACTTAAATTTAGAATTTTGTTTAGTATTTAGACCTATAATTAAATCTTTACCAACTTCCTTAGTAGAGCTTTCAAACCTTGCTGCGGTGTTAACTGCGTCGCCTATAGCTGTGTAATCAAATCTAGAATCACTTCCCATGTTACCTATAATAGCCTCACCTGAATTTATTCCTATACCTATAACTACACTAGGTAATCCTTCATTGTTCAATTCTTTATTTAACTGTATCATGTTATTTTGTATTTCAAGAGCACAATCTATTGCTCTATCTTCATGGTTAGGTAAGTCTATAGGTGCATTAAAAATAGCCATCATCGCGTCACCAATATATTTATCTACCATCCCGTCGTATTTTTGCACAGCACTCTGTTGTGCTGTAAGTGCTTTATTCATAATATATGTAACCTGTTCAGGTTCTACACTTTCACTTAAAGAAGTAAAACCCCTAACATCAGTGAATAAGAAAGTAGCATATCTTTTTTCCCCACCTAATTTTAATAACTCAGGATTTTTTTGTAGTTTTTTAACTTGTCTAGGGTCAAGGTAGTGTTCAAACTGTTTTTTAATTTGTAGTCTAAGTTTAAATTGTTCTCTAAACCTAAAATAAAAAGCTATTGAACCAGTTATAAACTCAGATATCAAAGTCCATGTTACATCTATTAATATACCAGTGTTTATTAGATAATAACCAACTCCGCCAGTACCTAACATAATTAAAGAAACTAAAAATATTCCGCTACTAATACCTAAAAGATGTAGTGAAAACCAAACAGCTAATAAACCTACGGTAAATATTAATAACTCTAATGCTAATGACCAATCAGGTATATAAGGACTATCTTGTATTAAAATTGATTCAGCTAATGCTGCTTGAATTTTATGTGGCTCTAGTAAACCAACGGGAGTAGCTATTTGTGGCATTACCCCATTAGCAGTAACACCTACAAAAACAAATTTACCGTTTACTTCCATTTCTTGTAAATTAGTTTGTGGTGTATCTACCCAACTAATCCACTTACGACCTAGACTGTCTGTTTTTACAGGAGGAATACCTCGTATAGCAATTTCTTGAATTCCGTTTTCATTAGTTGTGATAATATAAGTTTTAACATCAAATAATGCTTTATATATTTGAGTTCCGAAAGAAGCTAACCAACCTTCAGGTGTTTTAAATAACAGGGGAATTTTCCTTACTAATTGGTCAACTTCAACGGGAGCTGTGGCTACACCTTGTAATATGTCGTCATACATATAAAAATTTTCTTTTACACCACTAACAGGTAAACCACCAGTTTTTTCACCTTTTATAACTGTTCCTGTAGTTTTAGGGTAATAATTGTTATCGGTTTCAAATATGGCTAGTACACTAGGAGCGTAACCTAAAGAACTGGAAAAATCTTCATCTCCTTGTAATCTATCTGGTTGTGGAAAACTTATAACCCACCCCACCCCTAATGCTCCTTTACCGATAAGTTCTATTTGTATATCAGCTAACCTTTTCCTTGGTAATGGATAACCTCCTTCACGTTCTATGTCTTCTTCAGTTATGTTTAAAATAGTAAAATTACCACTAGGTTCTTTTTGTTTTATAACTGTGTCAAAAGTTTTTAGTTTCAATATTTCTGTAGGTGTACTTTGAAATAATAACGGTAACATAAGTACAACAAATATTGGTAGTATAAACTTTTTCATTATCCGCCTTGTGTAATAGTGATTGTACTATCACTACCTCCGTTGATTTTTACCACATTACTTACTCCGTCTTGTATAAAAATAACTGTGTAAGAATCACTACCGTTCACGTCTAAACGTACATACTCATTAACATTTCTTCGTAAACTAACTACGTTGCCTGTTATCAAAGTTGTGATTTGTGTATCTGGATCTTTACCTAATGAAGTGCCTGTTATTTGTGTACTCATAGCTTGAGCTAGTGCGTCTTCTTCTTCCGTTATCGCTAACGCATCTAAAACATTAAGTAAATCTTCAAGGTAGTTTACATCTAAAAAGTTAATATCAAGTTCTGTAAATTCAAGTTCATCTTCACCTAAGTAATCAACATCTAAGTAATCAACATCAAGCTCGTTAAAATCTAATATACTTTCCTGTTTACTAGAAACATCTTCTTCGTATGTAATCTTTTCTTTTTTAGGGGGTGTAACTATTAACATGTTGTCTATAACATCTAAAGTTAGATCTAAAATAACTGGTTTACTAGGTTTAGATTCAAAAACATTTACTGTAGTGGCTTGGAATGGTTTATTTAGCAAAACAGTACCCATAGCAGTAACTACTTCTATTTCACCACTAGATAAACCTGACGCGTCTGGTAATAGTATTATAAGACTACGCCCTAGTTCATCAACAGTAGCTGTAAAGTCTGTGCCTCTTATAGCTATATTGGCTGTAGGAGTTTTTAGTTTTATATTTTGCTTATCTATACGGTTTAAATTACCAGTTATAAACCTAGCCGTACCTAAACCAAAAGTAAGAGCCATTTTGGATTTAGAAGGGTCAGGGTCATAAATGTATTCATCTATTAAGAGTTGTGAGTGTTCAGTTAGTTTTACTGTTGAATCATCTAAAAAAGTAATAGCCATTCTACCGTCGGTAGTTATAGCTTCGTCATTACTTTGTATAGCAAGTTTTAGAATAGCGTCTAGTGGTTCTTCTCTTACTATTTGTGCTGAACCATTTAGTTCAGAAATGTCCCCAATATCAGCAGCCTGTGCTAGTACCTTGGTCGTTTTGAATGACACAAACAGTAGAACTAGCGTTACCGCCAATTGATATAATTTTAAGCCAGTCATTATCTTGGGTACTCAGTTGTTGAATATTAAATGTTCTTTGTCCACCAGTATGGTCTAACCAAAAATATCCACCTGCTGAAGCATTAACACCAGTACCTGTATAAGTAACTGTATTGTCAGAACCATCTATATCCATATAGTTAGTAGCACCATCAATATTAATATTAGATGTTACTGTGTTATTAGAACCTTGAATAATCCAATCTAAATCAAGAGATGCTGCTATTGCTGTTGTACCTTGATTTAACGTAAACGTATTACCGCTACCAGTAACAGCTACGTTTTGATTAGAACCATCTGAACTATAAGTGTTTGTTGGGTCTACTTGAATAGTAAATGTATTAGTTCCACCAGTAAAGTTATACAGACCTGTAAAGTTATCTGCGAA